AAGGGGCCATGAGGGACGCGGCCATGGTTACGTAATGGGACACGGCGAACTCGGGGATCACGGACGATGCCCAGGTGATCAGGTTCATGCCGGCAAGCTGGTCATGCACCGCCGTCACATGCTCAAGCGCGAGGGCCTGCCCGGTTGTGCCGGACAACTCGACGCGCCGAACCATGTTCGCGGCGTTCTGGTAGGCGTCCTCTGGAATGTCGCGGCCATACGCCTTGGACAGCCGCGCAACGGCCATCTCGGCATAGTAGGAGGCGACAGAGGGGGGGATTGCGGAGGTTGCCCAGGTCACAAAGCCCATGCCCCGCACGAACTCGTGCGCGGCAGTCACCTCGGCCTCTGCAAGCGCCTGTCCGGCTGCACCGGACAGCGCGATCGACCGCACGCTCACAAAAGCGGCGTCGAACATGGCGGCATCGGTGGGCTGCCCAAACGCGGGCGCGATCAGATGCGCGGCCATGATGGCATAATGCTCGGCCACCGAATTGGGGATGACCGAGGATGCCCATGTGATGAGGTTGGTCGCGGCAAGCATCTCATGCACCGCCGTGACCTTTTCCTCGGCCAGCGTGGTATCGGCCGCCACGGGCGTTTCGTCCGCAGCAACGACGTTCAGCCGCCGCAGCGCCCGCGTGGCAACGGCGGCAACGGTCGTAGTCCCGCTGTTCGCCGTCGCGTCCGCCTCGCTGATCGGATTGGCCCCGAGAAGCCGCAGCACGCGGGCCGCGATTACCGCGACCGTGACGTTGCTGCCCGACGTTGGCCAGTCCGCCGGCTCTACCGGAGTAAGGCCAAGGCGTTGCAGGACCCGACGCGCCACATACGCGTCGGCCTGTGTGCCGCTATTTGCGGTCGCGCTTGCCTCGGCCACCGGGTTGATCCCCAGCAGCCTCAGCGTGTTCGCCGCGATCACCGCCAGCGTCACCGTCGATCCCGACGACGGCCGGCTCGCCACTGCCACCGGAGACAGGCCCGTCTTCCGGAGCGCCCGGGCCGCCAACTGCGCTACTGTCGCCGTCATCGTCGGGCGTCTCCGTGAAGAACCGATTTCCCCGCAACTTCCGCTCGATGAACAGGTCGTTGACCGGGGTGGGCACGCCGAGGGGGAACACCACGCCATACATATTGATGGACGCGATATCCCCGCACTCGGGGCCGCCTATGAAGGTGAACAGGGGCATCAGGCGGTCGGCGGTTCCAGCGTCTCGTAGGTGAACGTCAGGACCGCGGTCCCCACCGCCGCGGTGCCGGCCTCGGTGATCACCGACATGCTCATCGCCGTCGCCGCCGTGTATCCGGTGTGCTCGCAGTACGTTTTCGCGCTGGTGGCGTTGTTGCCGGCCCGCAGGACGCCCGCGGCCTGCCCGATGGTGCCGCCGTTGATGAAGCGGTCCGGATCGCCGGTATCACCCACGGCAACAACGAACGCGGTCCCGGTGTCCACATCGGTGACACCGAGAATGCAGTCGATGACCTTCGAGTTGGGCGGCAGGTAACCGACGATGATTTCCTGTTTCGTGCCCACGTCGGTCGTGCCGAGCGTGACGATGTTGGACAGGGTGCCGACCGTGCGGGCGGGCGGGGAGAACTTCGGGCCGGTCGCGCTGACCGTTTCGGAAAGGGTCGCCATGAGGATTGCTCCTTGAGAAGATCAGGGAAGGAAGCCTGGTTGCCCGGGCTTGGGATCAGCTATCGGGCTGAGCGACGAACCAGCCGGTCACCATGCCCCAATCCTTGGGGGTGGTGGTGTCCGACGCACCCGTGCCAAACCGCAGCTTTTCGACGCCGCGGACGTCCTCGATCCCGATCGGCAGGATGCGGCCATAATCGCGGGGCGTGTCCTCGACGGACCGGGTGCGCTGCGCGGAGGCGTAAGCGAGGGCCTGAGTGCCGCACATGATGCAGGGGCCAACGTCGGTCGTTCCGCTCGCGCCCAGGTCCGCATAGACCGGCATCTGCTCGACTTCCTTGATGATCACGCCGTCCCAGATCAGGTCACCACCCGTGAAAAGCGGGTTCTTCTCGCCGCGCTGCAAGGCGTCCCGGTTGGCCTGCGTCATGGTCGAGTTGTTGGCCAGATCGCGGAACGAGAGGGAGTTGCAGAACAGGACGAACCATTCCTCATCCTGCATGACCGTGACGGGCTGGATATAGGGATCGGCCGTCTTGGCGATGCGCTTCATGAGGCTGATCGCAGCCGGCGTCAGCAGGTCGTCGGTCGCGTCCAGAGTGGCCAGCGCGGTAGCGTGGATGTTGCTGGACGCGTTGGACTTGAGCTTGCCGAACAGCACGCGGTCGGAGTTGTTCGTCAGCCACGTGTTGCGCTGGGCCGCCGTCGCATCGGAGAAGTTCACGCCGTCGATGGACAACATGGCTTCGATGATGTCGTCGCGGAACGTCTCCATCTGCCACTTCTTCAACGCGGACCGGCCGGCGTTGCGAAGGTCGATGTCGGTCTTGATCTGCTCGGTCTTGGTGTCGATCGCGACCGCGTTGCGGATCAATTCCACATACACCCGCATCGAGCGGTTGTTCAGGAACTCTTCGTTGTTGCTGAGCGTGGTGGCGCCGCGCGTGGCGTCGTTCTTGAGGCGGCCGATCATCTGCCACGTGAGGCTGTCACCAGCCACCTTGGACAACTGCTCCTTCATGTGGATGATGGAGCCTTCGCCCGTGCCGATGAAGGGGGCGAACTTGTTGTCGCGGATGAACTCGACGAAGAACTTTTCGTCCCACTGCTGAACCCGAAGGCCGTCCCGCACCAGTGTGGTTGCCATGGTTGCTACCCTTTGAAGCGCACAATTTTATCGAGTGGCATCGGCCCGTTCGGTTCGGAGGCAGTGCGGCCTACGGAACGGGTTGTCGCCAGACTTGTGGGCAGCGGGGTTGCTTCGAGCGCAGGGGCGGCAGGCGGCTTGCCTTGTATTTCGGCCATGATTTCGGCGCGGACACGCTCGCGATACGCTGCGGGATCGTCTCCGATCTCGCGTTGTGCCTCGATCTTCTGTGCCTGCTGATACATCCAGGCCCACGGGTGCGGCTGCGCTCGCAGCTTGTCCGCGAGGCCCGGATCGGCCTTTGCTGCCTCCTGAAACACCGCGAGCTTGGCGTCTACGTCCGTGTATTTCTCGCGGGCCATCATTTCGGACACGTTCAACCGTTCGTTGAACGCCACGTCCGCGATTGCCGCGCGATATCCGGCCGGATCAGCCACCGGGTCGGGAAGCGGTCGCGCTTCCTGTGCGGGGGGCTGTTTTTCGACGCTCGCCAGCCGGGCGCGAAGCTCGGCCATTTCGGTTTCAAGGGCCTGCCGTTTGGTGCGCTCATCTTTCAGCGCGGTCAGCGGCACGTGTGCCGGTTCAATCTCCGCAGCCGGCGGCGCTGCTGGTGGTTCGCCCGTCTCCGCTGGCGCCTCGGGTGCCGGGACCGGATCAGGCTGCCCACCTGTCGGTTCGTCACGCGTCGGTTCTTCGCGGCTGAGAATGTCGGCAAGCGGCTGCGGGGTGAAATCACCCGAGCCGGTTTCTGTGTCGCTCATGATTGTCCTGCGCTGCAACGCCCGGAAGCCCGGCGGCGGCATGACCATTGACGCTGGTCACCCACGATGCGCCCGGAAGTGCCCCGGCGGCGGGCTGTTAGTCGGCCGGCTGTTCGGCCATCGCCTCGCGACGGGCTTCCGCATTGTCGGCGGCCACGTCGCGGGACAATTCTGATCGGGCGGCAGCCTCGACACGTGCGAGGTGCATCTTGCCCTCGATTTCGTAGCGGCGAAGTTCCATCTCGGCCGCCAGTCGTTGCTCCTGCAAGGCGATTTCAGCATCAAGCCGGCGCTGATCCATTGCGATCTGCGCTTGTGCCTTCATCGCCTCAATTTCGGCCTGTCGCGCGGCGGCCTGAGCATCCATCGCCATCTTCGCCTGCTGATTGGCCGCATCCTGTTGAGCCTGCTGCTGTTTCAGTTGCATCTCGGCTTGCATCCGCAGCACCTCGGGAGGGGGAGGCGGCGGCACGGGCTGACCATCGGGGCCGGTCGGACCCTTCATCTTCTCAAGGAGCTTGTCCTTGTTCCGCAGGGACGACGCCTCAATCAGCGCGTCCGGCGGGATCAGGCCCGGCATCTTGCTCGCCATCTCGGCCAGCATTCCGAATTGCTCGGCCTGCAACGTCGCCACGTCCGGCGCTTCCTCAACGACGATATCCACCGTCATCTCGGCCACGTTGTTTTCAATCCGGACCGGCTGGGCCAAGCGCGGATCGCCGGGGACAAGGCCGAGTTGCGCGGCGGCGGCCTGCTGCTTGTCTGGCGGCATGGATGCCAGTTCTTCGCCCAGCGTGACCATGCGGTTCAGCCCGACGAACCGCACGTTGCGTTCATCGTCCGTCACCCGCACGTATTTTTCCGCCGTCCAGAACTGCCGGACGCGGTTCCAAATCGTACGATACACGCGGCGCTTGAACTGGTGGAAGCGGTCCATGATCGCGCCGTCAATCTCGATTTCCCCGCCTTGCTGACTGGCCATGATCGCGCGCCCGGAGGCGGCCTGCGTCTGCTTGCCCATGAGGAACGCATTGGGGCCGGTCGCCTCAAGGGACGCCTTGGCCTCCTGCAACAGCGCGAATTGCCCCGTGGCAAGGTCGCCGGTCTGCTGAATGTCGAACCGCAACCCCGGAGTGACCTCAAGGAACCCATCCGGCCGGGCCAATTCCGCGCGCGCCTTGTCCACGTCCAGAACCGCACCCTGTTCCGCGACAACCTGCCGCACGGACAGCAGATGCAGGGCTTTCGACCGGCGCTTGTTAACCTCGTCCTGCGGGTCGATCATGTCCCGCACGATGCCATAGCGCCAGTTCTTGCGGTCGATGTAGCCCGATTGAAGGATCAGGCTACACTCGCTTTTGCCTTCGTCGTCGGTGTAGGGCGAGCGCATCGGCTCATCGAGAAACCCGCCGGCCGTGAACGTGGCCAGCCACCATTCGCCGCGCTCCATCCAGTGAAGTTGGATTACACGAACCCGCTTGCGCTGCGGATCGGCCCAGACAAGCGGGCGGTCGTCGTAGGTGTCCGATGTGGACGAACCCTCATGCTCATACGCGCCCGCGATGGCGGGATCAGCGCCGGGCCAGCGGGCAAGAACGCTGTCATCGTCCATCCACAGGACGCCGCCGAGGTATTTGGCGTCCGCGAAATCATAGGCTCGGGAATGGGGGTCGAAGAACAGCCGGTCCCACGGGAAATGCTCAAGGATGATCTTGTGGTCGCCCGTGTCGGTGCGTTGAACCGTCAGATCGACGCCGCCCATGCCCTCCACCAGCATATCCGTGAGGACGAGGGGGCAGATTTCCTCGAACAGGTTCAGGTCGCAAACATACCGGATGGCGTCGGTTGCCGCGTGCGCGCCCTGCTCATCGGCTGGGTTGCGCGGGAACGCCTTGGGATCGGTGCGGCCGCGCTTTTCCAGGCCAAGCAGGTAGTTGACCTTGGGCTTGATACGGTTGTCGATCACGGGAGGCTGGCCACGCGCCGCGAGGGTCGCCAGTTCCGCCGCCGTCAGTTGCCGACCGTCGTAGTAATCCCGCGCCCGTTCGGCTTCCTCGCGGTTCTCGCTGGTGCCGTCCTCGGCCTCAGTGAACCACTTACGCAGCATGGGCAGGCGGTCCTTTTCCCCGCTGTCCTGCTGCGTGTCGCTCATGCCGTTTTCCAGTTTCCAGAGGTTGGCGCGGGGCGGCCCCGGCCGTAGTCGTTCGCAGGCTCAGGACCGCGCGCGTTCTTGCCATCGCCCGGCCCGATCATCTTGTCCAACAGCTGCCCGACCAACCCGAGCGCATCGACCTGATCGTCGTGCTTGCCGGCCGGGAAGGACATCAATTCGCTTTCCAGTTCGGCCCGCCATGTGGCGCCGGCCGGAATGTGCAGCCCGTCGAGCGCCATCCGGCCCCGGATCGACTGCGCTCGCACGCTCTTGTCGCCTCGGGTCGGGAACTGCGTCCTGGCCACGAATGCGCGACGCTCGCGGGACCGACGATCCAAGAACGGACCGACGCCGGCCCGGATTTGCCCCTGCTCCTCGGCCCATCCGATCGGCTTCCACTTGATCACCAGATCGCAGAACGACTCGACCCACACGTCCGACGAAGCCTGTCCGCGCCACAGGTCGAGCAACCAAAGCTTGCCGTCTCGATCCATGCCGACGACCGCGTGTGCGGTGTAGTCGCCGCCGTTGGACGTGACCGCGTAATCCGACCCGCCGTAGACCCGCAGGCTTTCGCGCGGCGGCATTGACGTGACCGGGTGCAGCCACTCGCGGCGGAAGTAGTCGCCATCCTCGGGTGCGGGCCGCTGCTGGTAGAGCGCCGACCATGTGCGCGCATCCCGCTTGGCCTCGGCCAGCATGTCCGGCGTAAACCAGTCCGGCCAGAGCGGACCTCCTGGCGGCCTGCCCAGCGGGTCATCCGCCTCGGCTTCCATCGGCAGTCGCAGCACGTCCCATGGACGCCCGCCGGATGCCATGTCCTCCTCAAGCCGGCCGCCCAGGTCCTGCTCAGACCACCGCGTCATGATCAGCACCACGCGGGCGCCAGGCTTGAGGCGGGTGGATAGATCGGCGCGCCACCATTCCCAGACCCGATCAGATACCGTCTCGCTGTCCGCGTCCTGCCGCGACTTTACCGGGTCGTCGATCAGCACCAGATCGGCGCGACGGCCCGTGATCGGACCGAGGATGCCAGCGGCGAAATACTCCCCGCCCTCATGCGTTTCCCATCGCCCGGCCGCCTTGTTGTCGGCTGAGAGGTAGACGCCAAGGGTGGCGGCATGTTCCGCGATCAGGTTGCGAACGCGACGCCCGAACCTCTCAGCCAACTCCGCCGTGTGCGATGCGGCGATCAGTGCGGCCTTGGGGTTATTGGCCAGGAACCACGCGGGGAACAGGACGCTCGCGTATGTCGATTTCGCGGAACCCGGCGGCATCAGGACCATCAGGCGGTCAATGCGGCCCTCGGCAACGGCTTGGAGCCTGTCGATCAGCAGGCGGTGATGCAGCGCCGGCTCCTGGCCTTGCTTGGCCAGTGCGGCGCGGCACCATGCGAGCAGGCTACGGCGGCAAAGTCGGCGGTGCCGCTCCTGCTTGATCGCCACCCTCTCCACCAAGCTCGGCCTCAAGCCAAGCCTCGCGTTCGGCAAGTTCAGCGTCGCTGAGATGCCCAAGCTCTCCATTCAGGTTCAGGTTCCGCGCAACCGGCATACCCTCGATGCGGTTCAGGAACGCTACGCCGGCATTCACCCGGTCGGCCTCGCGGACGCCGTTGGTCGCAATCCGGTAGATTTCATCCTTGACCGCCTCGGCCTGTTCCAGCCGCATCGCCTCGCGTTCGGCCTTGGACTGGCGCACCTGCGGGTCAAGGGGCGCGACGCCACCGATGCGGTTTTCCAGGCTGTCAACGAACGATGGCGCGGATGATCCCGGACCGTTGGCGGGTCCACCCCAGCCAACACCCATGCCCCCATTGCCACGACGGGTGCCGCTACTCGCTGCCATTTCAGGTTGTTCCCCGGGCGCAAATTTCCCGAATAGTGGATTGCTGCCACCTATCCGGCGGATTTGTCAAGCGTCACCTCGGCGCGCGCGGCAGCCAGCGCATCCGGGCACCGCTCCCAGGCATCCATGAGCCGGATCAGCACAAGCGGCGCATCCAGCCGGTCCGCGCGGCTGGCGCCGGCGGCGTAGCGTTCGATTGTCGAGAGCGTGATGCCCGTCAGGGTCGATAGCTCGGTCTGGGTCATGCTCAGGGCGCGGAGGCGGGCGCGGAGGGTCATGCCGGCAGTCCAAACGCCCGCATGTCGCGCCGATACGTCCCATGATCCAACGGGTCGCCCCCGATCGCGGGATACGCCCGCGCCAACGCCTCGCGGCACCGGCTGATCGTGAACGTGCTAACATCGGGCGGCGTGTCGTCGATCGCCCAGAGCGACAGCCGATCACGCCCGCCTGTGGGACCGTATCCGACAGACCCGGCCGGCATGTGGTCGCGGGCCAGGATGATGGTGCCACGCGGGCCGGCGGGGTCGGTGGTGGTTATGTCTAGGGCGCGGTAGTGGCGGAGCATGAGGTGGGTCCTGTGATTATGGTTCATCGCCTTGTGGGATCGGAGGCAGACGCCACCATCTTTCCTTGTCGTCCAGCGTCGCCCACACTGTCCCGTCATCGCAAAGTGCGATTACCTCCCCGTGGCATACACCAGAGGTTTCCGTGTCTGGGCATGGTGAGGTTGCAGTGATCTGGATGATCTTGCGCGGTGCGTTGCTCACGTCGTTTCTCTCGTCTTGTGGGTGGCGGGCCGTAGCCCGCCGGGTGGGGTTAGGCGATCTGCTGGCAGACCGCCTCGAAGCTCTGCTTGTCGAGCTTCCGGGCCAAGGCGCGCAGTCCATAGAGCAGGGAGATTTTCGCGGCGGTGTTGTCCATGGTGCATTCAGCCGCAAAGGAAACGATCTTGATCAGGTACGGGACCGGCAGAATGTCGAACATGGCGTCCATCTTGGCTTCCGTTGCTTCCGTAACCTGCGCCATCGTTTCTACCTTTTTCCCCGGCCCGGCCATCCCGTCCCGATGCACCCCTTGTAACCGCGTCACGCGGCACCGTCAACACAAATCACCGCGCCATGCGGTTTTATTTTCGCCTCGGCCCATCCATCCCCCAGACCTCCCGCAACCGCTCCAGCGCCGCCTTGAGCCGCCCGATCGTGTGCTTTTCCGGTTCGTCCATCAGCAGCGACAGGTTGGCCATGGTCGCGCCGTCGATGCACATCGCGCCGATAAGTCCCATCGGTCCTTTGCCGACACGATCGACCGCCACCCGCATCGCGGAATGCGCGTCAACGATCGCCTGCGACGGGTGGCCTTGCTGATGAGCCGGAACCCGGATGCCCGATCCCCACTCGCCATCGCGGACGCCGCCCATGGCCGCAACCACGTCGAGATACCGTTCCGCCGCCTCGAAATGCTCGCGGCCGATCGTGCCCCGGGCCAGGAGGTAAGCCGGCCCAGACCGGACACGCGCCGTGCGGATTTCGTGGAAGCCGATGACCAGCCCCTGTTGGTCCAGCAACTCCCGCTCGGGATCGGCGTGCGGCTGGTCCATCTCGATGTCGTCGCGGGCGTAGCGGGTCGGGCTGACGGATGCGGGTAGGGGCGCGGGAGCCGGCTGGCGTTTGCCGCGGGTCCGGACGACCTCCCCAGGCAGCGGCCGGCCGGTGATCAGCGCCCCGATCAGCGTCGGCGCCATGGCCCGGAACTTGTCGTTGCGCTTGGCCTGGATGACCTCGGGGGACGGGTCGGGATCGGTCAGGGGGTGGCCGGCGTAGGGGCGAATGGCGTTCATCGAAGACCCTTCGAATTTGCGTCAGGACGGCCGATACGGGTGGGGGCCGCTACCACCCTAGCGGGGCAGTCCGTTCTCGCCGTCCTGGATTGTCCCTGACTTGGGATTTGCGTGCTGGCGAAGGCGTTACACCCCCGACGGAGGGCCGTCGCGAGCTTCTGCCGCTCCTTGTGCCACCCGTTGGCCCTCGGGGTGAGAGCCGTGAACACGGGGCCGGTCACCGCCGCGTGGTCAAACCGCAGGTGTCCGCCCCCGGTGATCTGGCAGGTCCAACCCTGATCGGCAGCCCACCGGATCACGTCGCGGCCGTCCGCTGATCCAACCCGCGGCGGTCGGATCGTTGCCCTTTCGGGACCGCGCGCGCGCGCTCGGTTCATCGCCGCACTCCCATCCGATGGAGCCGATCGGCCTCGATCACCCCCGCATCGGTCAGCATCGCCGTAGCGTGCCCCTTGGCGTTCGGGTTCGGGGTCAGCCGCAGCAGGCCGGCGCGGTTCCATGCGGTGATGCGTTCCCAGTCCCGATCGCGGTTGGAGACGGCGACACCGAGGCGGAATGCGGCGAGGGTTCTCTTGGTCATTCGGCACAGTTCTCCTGCCTCACCAATTTTCGGCAAAGTTCACCAGTCCGGGGACAAAGGGACATCCCTAAAGGGATATGTCCCTTTGTCCCCCTCGGGGGACATCTGGTTTTGTCCCGTTGTCCCTCTAGGGGGACAAAAGAATGTCCCTCGTTTACATACCGTCACCATCCTTACGGGACACGATCCAGACCCGCTTGGCAGCCATACCGGCCACTCGATCCGAGATTAGGGTGTCCGCCGCCCGGCGGAACGCCTTCTTCTTGGCCTCGTTTTCGGCACCGGGCATGGCGCGATCGTAGAAACGTTCACGCCACCATTGCTCAGGGACGGAAAGTGTTCCGTCGGGCACGCCGGAGTGCCCTCCCTGTCCTGCCGTGGCCACCAGGTCCGCCAGGACCTCAAGCGCCCGCTTGTTGTGACCCGTCAGGCGACGACGCGCAGGAACCCCGCCCGGGGTATGCGCCTCGCCGTATTCAACCACGCAGGACGTGATGGTCTTCCCGCGCTGGTTCTGTCCGAGTTCGATCACCTTCAGTCCGAAGGCGAACTCACCCGAGCATTCGTATTCCCGCTGCTTGGTGACGCGTGCGACGCGTGCGCCCTCGCTGGCGGTGATCTCGATTTCCGTGTCCGTCGCGGCGCGGAGGCTGGAATGCCCGCGCGCACCCTTGGCCTCGTCCTTTCCCGAGTGGTGAATCCACATCAGGTGGGACGCCGTAGCCTCACGGATCAGATCCCCGTGACGGATCAGCAGCCCCATGTCATCCGGGGCGTTTTCGTTCCCGCCTGCGATGGCGCGCGCCACGGTGTCCACGACGATCATGCCGATGGGGAAGCCGATCGCCTCGGCCTCGGCCGTGATGGCGTCAACCAGGGCTTGAGGGTCCGCGCTGTCCAGCATGTTCAGCGAGACGGGGACGATCCCGAACGGGACGTTCTGCCCGGTTAGGCCGTATTCCGTCTTGAACGCGGCGATGCGGTTCCTGATCCCGTGGCCGCCTTCCATGGCACAGTAGACGACGCCCTTGCGCTCGACGGCCCGGCCGCACCATTCCCAGCCGCACGCGATATGCAGGCACAGGTCGGTTGCCCAGAAGGTCTTGCCGCTGTTGGACTGGCCGTAGACGACGGACATGCCGCCATCGCTCAGGAGGTTCTCG